CCACCCCGCCGGGCGTGGGGACCCTGCCACAGTCTCTATGCCGCGGTGCTCGTCAACGCGGTGAATGCCTACCGGGCTGGCGGACCGCATCGCGGCTACCGTGAGGCGGCGTTTCTCTGGTTCGCCGGCTTCGGGGAGGCGCCGCTCACGTTCCGCACCGTCTGCGAGGCGCTGCGGCTCGATCCTGTGGCGGTCCGCCGGGCGGTCCTCGGGCGTCCGGCGCCTGTGCTGGTGCTGCTCAAACAGCGGCGGAAGAAGGGAGGAGGATGGCTGTATGGACCCCGGGCTCCGCGACACGTTAACCCGCCTCGAACACGTACCCTCCGACCCCCGCATCGTATGGGTCGTGCTCGCTACGCTGCGGGATAAGCGCGGCATCGTCGTCGCGTCGCTGCGGGACCTGTCGCAGTTGACCGGCGTGGCGAAAGCGCGCGTGCAGACGGCACTCGAACGACTCATCACACTCGGGCTGGTGGAAGCGGACGGCGTCGACCAGTGGTATTTGACGACGCAGTTCACGCGGGCCGCGCCCGAGCCGCAGCAGGAACTGCCACTGTCCGGCGAGCCGCGCCCGTCGATCACGACGCCCGAGGCGTTGATGGTGGCGTGGAACACGGGCGCCCCGCATCTCTGTCCGGTCCGCGCCTTGACGCCGCAACGCCGCCAAAAGGCGACCGCCCGACTGCGGCAATACCCCGACTGTGACTGGTCCGCGGTCATCGCCCGGCTGGATGCATCGAGCTTCTGCCGGGGCGAGAATTCGAGCCAGTGGAAAGCCGGCTTCGACTTTCTCTTGCGGGAGACGACGGTGCCGAAGACGCTCGAAGGCGTCTATGACGATGCGCCGGTCTCCCCGGTGAGTCCCGGGAACCTGGCGGCAACGACGCGCTGGATTGCCGCGCGACGGAAGGCATGATGACCGACGCCGACGACGAAGCGTTTGCCGGACTGCTCGCGACCATGTTCGACGTCTTCGACAAGCCACTGCGCCCGGCGCTGATCGCCGTCTACTACCAAGCGCTGTCGGAGTTCCCACTGGCCGTCGTAACGGACGCCATCTACGGCGTGTGCCGCGACGCGCAGTTCTTCCATACGCTGCCGCGCCCCGGCGATCTCCGCATCCGCTGCGGCGCCCCGACCATCGAGACGCTCTGGCACCAACTCGATCGCGCACTCGCGGACGGGTACTTCGCCCCACCCGAGGGAACGGCGCCGATTGTCCGCCAACTGATCCGGCGCTTGGGTGGGTGGAAATACATCACCGAACACATGGATGCGGAGACGTTGCGGCGCCGCGTCTACCAGATCGGGCCGGGACTGCTCGCGAGCGCGGCGGCGATGGAGTCGGCGCCCGCACGGCCGGTTCCGCTCCCCACGTTGAAGGCGATTCGCTGAATGGATCGTGATCTCTTCGGCGACATGCCCACGCACGACGATCCCGGGCAGATCGCGGATGCTGCTGTGCGTGCCATCCGCTCGGTCGCCGGGCGCCTGCGGGAGTTCACCACCGACGAAGTGGCGGCGGAGCTCACCGACTGGACGATCGCCGAACCGCGGCTCTTAGGGCCGGCGATGCTCCGGGCGCAGCGCGCGGGCTGGATCGTCCCGACCGATCGCGTCCGCAAGACGAAAAACCCGGCGGCGCATAGCCGCCCGAAAGCGGTCTGGCAGAGCCGCATCTGCGAGGCACGATGAAAGCCGTTCAAGATGGGTGGATTGAAGCGGAGTTCGAGCCGGCACTGTTGACGGTGCTGGGCCTCCCGTCCGCCGACCATGCCCACCGGAAGCTCATCTCCGATGGGGTGCTGATCGCGCTGACCACGAAAAACGAGCATGGCTGGACGCTCGTCGTGTCGCACATCTACGCCGGCATCGAGTCCATCCTGCCGGGCCGCATGCCGACCATCCTCGAACTGCGGGAAGCGCGCGACCGGTTCATCCCCTACGAGTGGGTGCACATGGTGGCGCTGCTCGAACCGCCGACGAAGGCCATCCTGGAGCGTCTCAGCCGCACGGAACGACGCGCTGACACGATCGCCGCGCCAGGACTCCCGACGTCGGTCCGCTGCGTCCAGATGCACGTCGAAGGGTTGACGGATGACGTCGTCTTCGGGACCGAACCGGGGTAGCGATCAGTGCGGTTCGCTTACGCTGACCCACCCTATGTTGGCTGCGGGCATTACTACCCGGAGAACGCCGAAGTGGATCATCCCGAGCTCATCACCACGTTGATCCGTGACTTCTCCGATGGCTGGGCACTCTCCTGTCACACCCCGTCGCTACGAATGCTCCTGCCGCTCTGTCCACCAGCGACCCGCGTCCTCGCGTGGGTCAAACCGTGGGCGGTTTTCCGGCCCTACGTCGGCGTCGCGTATGCATGGGAGCCGGTTCTCTGCTACGGCGGGCGCCCGCGCACGCGCGAGCAGGCGACGGTGCGCGACTGGCACGCGGCAAATATCACGCTGCAGCGTGGCCTCATCGGGGCGAAGCCCGCCAGCTTCTGCCGATGGATACTCGATGTCCTGAATGTCCAGCCTGGCGATGAGATCGTCGACCTGTATCCTGGCACTGGCATTCTCGGCAGCGTGGTCACAGACTACTTGAATCCGCCGATGCAGCTCGTCCTCGTCGGGACGGAACCCTTATGAACATCGCCGACATGATCGAGCGCGACCGCTGCCCGCTCATCGTGATTGATCCGAGGGACATCGATCTCTCAATCAGCGATCTTCGACCGGGCGGCATCATCGCCTGCGCGCCGAACACCGTGCGCTACGAAGCGATGATCGGGGCGTTTCGGTGGGAAGACGCCCGACGCGTCATCGAAGAGATATGATTCGCGTCGTTGGCATCGACCCCGGACTGGACGGCGCGCTCGCCGTCCTCGATCTCCACCAGAGCGGGGCAATCCTGCATCTCACCAGCGTGACACCCACGCCGACGTTGACCGTCACGATCCGGAAACGCCCACGCCGGGAGTATGACGTCCCCGGCATGTGGCGGCTGCTCGCCGACGCCGTGGCCCCGGCCGGCGTCAGCGTCGCCCTCGTCGCCATCGAGCACCAAGGACCACGCCCGCAGGAAGGCGTCGTGTCGTCCTTCCGGACTGGCGTCGGGTTTGGATTGTGGCGCGGCCTCGTCGCTGCTGCGCGCGTGCCACTCGCCATCGTGGCGCCGCTCGCCTGGCGCCGGGAATACGGCCTCATCGGCTGCGGGAAACGGGCATCCATCCGGATCGCCGTCGAACGCTTTCCCAGTTACCCGCCGGCACTCAGCCGCCACGACGGCGCCGCGGACGCTATCCTGATTGCGGGATTTGCCGCATTGCGACGAGTCCTGCCCGATGCGCCGCCAGCCGATCCAGCACGGGCTGCAACGTCGCCGGCACCCACGGGAACGGACCTCGACCGGCTTCCCAGCGGATGAGCGCGCGCACCACGGGCCGCGCCTCACGCACCCGGGTATAAGCGAGCCGGCGGAAGAACTGGCCGAGCACCTGATCGGTGAGGACGGTGGCATACGGCGTCCGCTTCCCGCGTCGCACCTTCGGCCAGCGCAGCCGCGCACTCCGGGCGTCGAGTGCACCCGGATGCCACCACAAGAGCCGCAGCGACTGCGAGCGCCGCCGCTGATCGGGAAACCAGCCAAAGAGAATCGTCCCGCCACTCGCGGAACGCACCCCGACCACGCGCAGCGCACAGGCAGCCATCCGCACCCCGCAGCCCGCACCGATCCGCTCCACGCACCGCTCCCCACATACCGGCACGCCGTAGACGTCCCAGCGCGCCGGCATCCCGCAGCGCACCGCCGCGCAGAAGAGACCATCGGGATACCCGTACGGGTTCCGAATGCTCGGCGCGCACTGCGGGCACCAGACGCGGCGGACTCCTAACCCACCCAGCACAGTCATCGGCCGATGATGCACCCGGCACCAGAGCCGTGGGTCCGTCCCCTTGGACGGCTCCGGCTCCTTGAACCCATGCGCCTCGGCGAGCTCGGCATCGGCGGGATTGATCGCCGGGAGTGCGCTCGGACGGGGCCGCACCACGCTCCGGATGAACCGGGCAGGTGCGGCAACCCCATCCGAGGGGACCAGTGCATGCGGCATACGCGGGTGCGGCTCTTTTGGGTTCTACCACGTACCCCCGGACAGGGGCGAGCCGCCCCGCCAGGTGCCGGCAGGTGGCAGCGCGACTCTGGGCGGGCACCACTCCCAAACATGCCCCGGCGAGCGCATTAGCGCCCCGTACAGGCCCGCGTTGGCCCCGGGGAAGGGAATCACCTTCCCCGAAACAGGCGGGGTTCTGGCGCCGGCTTCTCGGCGGGCACCATTGCGGGCGCAGTCGGCTCAGTCCTGCCCACGCATCGCACACACGGGCAGACTCAGCCGGCTTGGCAGAACGACGCAGTCGTCTCAGTGGTGCCGCCTCGGTCGAACCCGAGGCAGCACGCTCAGACGGCTAGTCAAAGTCGGATGGGATGTAGCGCCAGTCCTTCCGGTAGGTGCACCGGTACCAGCACTCGATGCGGTCGAGTACCCGGCAGAGCGGATAGAGCGCCAGCATCATCAGGAACAAGTCCAGTTGCCCGGTCATCCGAGCACGACGAATCGGTGACGCGACCCGCCGAGTGTGCTTTCGCAGCACTCGCACGGACGCCAGCTAAACGACCCCTCGCAATCCTCGTCACACGCCGCGCACATATGCTGCACTTCCTCGGGCGTCCAAATGTTCTGAATGCGCGCCATGTGCGCGTCCGATTCTTCCCGCGTGCCGCATTCGCCATAGACGCTATATCCCAGGTTGAACTCCGACGATGCCTGGTTCATGCGCACCTTCGTCGTCGCCGTCCGCCAGCCCCCGCTGTTCAGCGTCACCGTGTACTCGGTGAAGTGCACGACGACCGTCGCATGATACTGGACGCTCGTCCCGCCCTCATCGTCGTAGACGCGCGTCGCTACCCCGCGCACCTTCTGTGTCTGTGCCATGTCGGTTCCTCTCCTGTCGTTCCCGGAGCCTGGATTGGCTTCGAGCTGGGCAGGATTCGCCGTCCCGCCCCAGTCGTGTCACGCGTCCCCGCGCATCGCACGCACGGGGACAGTCACACGGCTCTCAGATGTCGAGCGCTAAGTAGCCCGTCAACGCCAGGCACACGCCCACAATCGGCAACACGATGAAGGGAATCATCTACGCCGTCCTCAACGCGTGCGCGTACATCAACAGCCCACTCAGCGCGCAACTTAGCGCCATCACGAGGCCGGGATTCATGCCGCACCCCCGTCTGGAATGCGGCGGAAACGATCCGCCGGTCCGCAGTAGACCTTGCCGGGAATGCGATCGAGCCGAACGCGCACGCGGTCATAGTGCGTGAGGCTCGCACCCACCACCGTCCCGAACTTGGCGCCGCGCATCCAGAGATCACTCCCCGGATGGAGCTCGACGCGGTCCCCCACGTCGTAGCCGTTGCCGTCGTATCCTGTCATGTCGGTTCTCCCTGTCTGTTCCGCAGTGCCTCCGTGACACCGGGGGTTGCACTCTTCGCCGGAGTGCCACCTACAGGGTCAGACGTACCCGATTTGGCGATGTGTCGCAATGGGCAGGAAAAGCTCGGTGGACGGGCTGAGGAAACGCGACCGGATAGGCCATTCCTAAAACTGAGAATTTGGTCATATTTACATAACGGCCTGCCGTTGCTAACCGGCGCCGCGTAACATTCCTGCTATGGCACCTGCGCTATTTGGGTCGTCCCAACCGGGGTCCGATGCCAGCTCGAACGCCTCAACTGGCACAGCGACCGGGGTCCCCTACCATCCACCCCCGCGATATCACTCAGCAGCGCATCGGACTCCCGATCCGAGACGCGACGCGACGCTGGCCCCGCTGACGCTGCGAGCTGCCGACGCGGCCGGGGACCCCGATCCGCCAGGGCCATGGCCTCCCCCCCGGAATATAGCCGAGACGGACTTTTTTCACCCGCAGCGCCGCGGTTCGAGCGCCTGGTCGCCGCTCCGACCGCCAATCCAGGCCGAATCGGTCGGTTGCGCCGGCGATGAGGTGCCTCGGAGGGCCGAATCGTCGAATCCACGCGCTGCGCGGCCGAATCCAGCGCGAATCCGCTCCAAACGCGTGATTTTCGATGGAAAATCGCGATCTCGACGTGCATGTGCGTCGATCTGGTCCTCACCACACAGAACGGGGGGGTGAAAAGGGGAGTGCGAGGGGAAAAGAGGGGTTTTTCCCCTCGCTTTGAGGTGGATTGGAGCGTCTTTGTCCGGGTTGGAGCGTGGGGCGAGGCGCCACAGCGCGGTGAGCGCTCAGAGTCGGCTTCGCGCCCCATCCTAGACCCCCCTTACCCCCCTGTCCTTCCCATGCCCCCGTGTGTCAGGTCGGAGGGGTGGCAGACGGGGGCTGTGCGATCCCGACCGCTCATGCGCGGGTCCGAATCCGCCGTCTCCTCGACCTGCGGCGGCTGGGTGTCCGACGCAACGCCTGCCGGGATCGGGTCCCGGCGCCCTCCGAGGGGCGCTGGTACACCCAGGTGGAGGGCGCTGTCTAGGGGGGTCAGTGGGTGCGGACGAGGACGGCGACGAGGGTAGCGACCTGGGCGAGGAGGGCCGCGAGCGCGAGGGCGATCAGCCAGTCCATGCACGTGTCGAGGCGATCGAAGCGATGGGCGATCCGATCGCTGCGCTCCCGGTCGGTCATCGGCGGGTGACGAGCCAGCCGATGATGGTCAAGCCGACGACGATGAGGGCGTAGAGGCCGCTGATGCGCCGTTCGAGGGCATCGAAGCGATCGTCGACGCGTTTCTCGAACTGATCGACGCGGCCTTTGAGTTCGCCGAGCGCGTGGCTGAGGGGATCGAGGGGGTGGGAGTCGGCGGGGGTGCTCATGGGCGGGGTCACGTCTCCCGAGTCAATCGGTCGAGCCAGTCGAGGACGCGCTGCTTATTCCAGCGCACCTTGTACCCCTTCGCGTGCTGCTGGCGACCGGGGATGGCATCGGGGGGCAGGTGGCGGATGGTCGACTCGCAGCGGTGGAGCAGGGCCGCGACCTGCTTGGCATCGAGCCACTCCGGCAAGGTTCTGCCGAGCGCGGCGAAGTATTCGTCGCGGCGTTGCTCGGGGAGCGTGGGTGGTGGAGTCGGCGGCGGTAGCGCGGCGGGCTGTGCGTAGCCTGGTGGGGGTGGCACGGAGCGGAAGCGCATCCAGCCACCGTCGGGGCAGCGCCACGATTCCTCCCACAGGTCGGACGACTGAATGCTCATCGTCGTGAAGATCATGAGGCGCCCGCAATGGCAGCAGACGGGTGGGGTCGTGTCGATGCTCATCGGGGGTGGTCGGTCGGCAGCGGGGTCATGATGTTCTTGTAGGGCGTGGTGGCGCCGCACCAGCAGCAGACGGCGACTTTGGGCGCGGGGACGTCAGAGAGGGCGATGGTAGTGTGGTGGGTGTGGGGACCGTGCTTTGGTGGGGGGTGCGGGAGGACGCGGACGTGCCAGCAGGGTGCGTGGTCGGGATTGGTCATTGGCGCGCGGCGAGCGCCCCAGGTCGACGAGGTCGGCCGACCTGGGGCGGGTGCCTCCCCCCCTCTCCGCTTACGGCTGGAGCTCGACGGGCGCGCTCACCTGCGCCGCCGGGGCGGCTGGCTTGCGGTGCTTGCGCCAGGACTTGCTGCACTTCTGGTGGTAGTCCTCGGAAAACGACTTCTTTGGACCGCCGGCCAGCTTCTTGAGCGCCTCGGCGAGATCGCGGGACTCATCGTCGCGGTCGGGGTGGTTCTCGTTGAGGACTAAGGTCCACCACGTCGTCGCGTCGGCCGCATCCTCGATCCAGTTCTCCAGCATGGAGGCGACGATGCCGGACTTCGCGAGGAAGTGGTGGTTGCGGGTATCCGTGAACTGTGCCGCCCAGCGGATAAAGCGGCGCACGCCCTCGTGGTAGAGGAGCTGGCCGTGGAAGCGGCGGACCGGGATGTAGAGATGCTCGCCGGCGAACTCGACGACGAACGGCGACTGGAGCTTCTTGAAGGCATGGGCCACACCGGCGAGGAGCTTGTGGATGAGTTGGAGATCGAGTCCGGCGAGGTCGGCGAAGGTGGCTCGGAACACGGAGAGCATGTCGACGTTCGAGCGGACGCTCATCGGGTTATTGAACATGTTGAACAGCTCGGTCGCGTCTTCGGCGACGGAGGTGAACTTCCACGTCGTGATCGACGCGATGAGGCCCTCGGGGAAGGCTGGGATGTCCGCCTGCTCCGGGTCCGTGCGATCGATGGTGAGGAGGTGGCGCAGGAGGGCGGTGGTGTGCTGGCCGTCGAGGCGGTAGCGCTGTCCGGTCTCCTCGTCGATGCCGACATGCCAGTCGACGCCATAGAACTCATCGGCGACGAGCAGGTGCTGGAGCTGGCGCAGCCGGGTGGGGTTGAGCGGGCGCTCGCCGGGGAGTGGGATCGCGCGCTCGAAGTCAGTCAGGGTGTCCGGCGTCAGCGGTTCGGCCCTGACGTCCGTTTTCACAATAGCCATCGGATAATTCCTTCGTGCCGTCTTCTACTGACGGCGGGGGTGGCGATGCCGCGGGTGCCGAGGGCACGGGCATCGGTGGGAGGAGGTCGACCAAGCGGGCGAGTTCGTTCTCAACCCAGTTGAGATACTCGCGCTGGATCAACTTGTTGATGGACTGCACGTTCCAGTTCGATCGGACGATGCGCTCGTGATTCTCCTTTCGTCGCCGTCGGAGCTCGGCGAGCACGACGGGCAAGGCCGCTGCGACCGTGACGGTTGGCAGCGACGGGGTAATCTTCCAGACCGCGATGGCGGCGCGGAGTTGGTGGTTGATGGTGAACCGGGTACCTGCCCCGGTGCGCTCGATCGTCAGCCAGTCGAGCAGCCGGGTGTAGCGGATCAGGTCCTGCGCCCGAATCTTCGTGCGGTGGTGAATTTCGGCATCGCTGAAGAACGTGCCGTCCGCCGCCAACGCCTCGATGGTCGCGAGGACGTGCGTGTCGGCCAGTTCACGGCGGCTCTTGTGCGCCGCCACGTCGCGCTCCCGTTGCGCCCGGCGCGCGGCCCGGTACTGCCGCATGCGCTCGGCGTTGGTCGTCGGCTTTTCGGTCACGGAGGGTGTCTCCTTGAGCGCGATCCCGGCGACCGTGAGCGCGCCCCGCCGGGTCGGCACGCGGCCCGCCGTCGCCTCGCGCGCGATCCACGCCCGGACCTGCGGGGCGGCGCGGCCGAGTTGACGGTTTCGCGACCGCTCCATCTTCTCGGCATCGGGGATCGAAGTAACACACTGTGTTACTTTGATTTCTTGACTCTTCTGATCGCCTCCCCGTCGTTCGCCTTCCTGCACCACGGCCTCCCCGCGTCGCACTTCCAGTTCGCGCTCCATCGCGGCGGCGAGTACCTTGATCTCGGTGACGGTTGGGATCGTGGCCTCGTACCAGGCGAGCCACGTTTCCGCGGTGAGGGTGTCACGTTCGTCGATGGCGTGGGCCGCGCGCAGCATGTCCAGCGCATCCCGGATCAGCCGCTGCTTGTCCGCCGCCCTGGTGGTCGGTTCGGGCTTCGGAGTCATGATGGATGAGACGTGTCCGCACTGTACGATGGGTCTAGGATGCCGTCAAGCCTTTTCAGGGTTGCGGGGGGGGGTAGCAGGTGGTGACACAGGGTCGGGGGATGGTACCGTCTCTGGCCTGATGACGGTCCTCGGCTGGATCACCATCTGTGCGGGGCTGGTGACGGTCCCGGTGGCGGGCGTGCCGCGGGCGCCGTACATGGCGTTCCCGACGGAGTCCGCATGTCTGGAGGCGAACAAGCAGGCGCAGGCGGTGGTACTGATGGTGCTCGCGAAGGTGGGGCGGACGAAGGAAGCGCGGGAGGGCCTGACATGCTGGTGTGAGCCGGTGGTGCCGGCGGGGGGGGACTTGCGGACGCCCGCGGGTTCCCGGTAGAGTTCAGTCTGTCGGTTCGGTTCCTGTCTTCGGCAGGATCGGATGTACGCCCCCGAGGGTCGCCGCCTTCGGGGGCGTTTCTCGTTTCAGTGCAGGCGTTCCCGGTCGATCTCCTGCTGCAGGCGGGCGATCTCGCGCTCGATGATCGGGCCGGCGGCGGCGACGGTGCGCTGCGCTTCGCGGAGCGCGCGTTCCTCGGCGCGGCGGGCGCGGCGGGTGTGGCGGTGCACCCACCAGGACGTCAGCCAGCCGGCGGACCAGCCGATCGTGGCGCCGATGCCGACCTCTACGAGCGGGCTCATGCGCCCGGTCCCAGGAGGAGCGCGGCGGTCAAGCGGGAGACGGCGGCGCGCAACTCGTCGGCGCCGCAGGCGCAATCCTGCGCTTCGCTGATGTGCGCGGGGCAGCGCTCGTCGTGGTTGTGCGTGGGGAACCAGCCGGTCAAGGGATCGCCGCAGCGCTCGTAGGCGGTGACGAGCCGGGCGCAGATGCCTTCGAGCGTATCGAGGTATGGTCGGTGCGTCGGTTCCATCGGCAGTCCCTCCCTACCCCCGGGGGGGTAGCACGGACCCCCTAGGCAACGCGAGGGGGTTCTGCTAGGTGGCGACCTCGTGAGTGCGTGGCAGCATGTGCTCTGCGGGCGCTGTTATGAGGCGCGTTACCCGGGCCGCGAGCCGCATCTGGTGCGGGGCGCCGATCCGGAGACCTGCTGCCGCTGCGGCGACGTGGCCGACCCGCCAGTCTATTTCCGGGGCGACCCGAGTGAGTTTCCGTGTGGAGGGGAACATGCTATCAGTGAGTGAGAAGCAGCGCAGGTTCATGGGCGCAGAACTCGGCCGCAAGCGGGCGGGGCAGCAGACGGACACGGGCATGACGGAGTCGCAGTTGGAGGACTTCGCGAAGAAGCCGAAGTCGCGACCGCTACCGATGCGGAAGGGACCGCCGCCGAAGTCGCGGGCGCCCTTGTCGGCGCGGAACCCGACACCCGGCCCGGATCGCAATCCCGATAAGGAGCCGTGGGAGCACTGACGGCGCGCGGGGAACCGAACGACACGCGGCGAGCGGCGGTGCGGAAGCTCTACCTGATTCCCGTTGCCGGCAGGAGCATGGACCGGCGCGTGTGTCCCGTCTGTCAGCGGCGGATGCCCCCGGCGCTGCGGGGCGCGTGGGGCCGGGACGCGGACCGGAGCCGGCGGCGCCCGAAGGGCTGGGATCGGCGGGCGCGGGCGTACCATCACCCGAACCCGTATCGCAGTGCGCTCGTCGTCTGGCGGTGCAAGCGCCACGCGACGGTGGCGACGGTGCCGTTCACGCCGAAGGCAGGGCTGGGTGGTGGTGTATATCGCTGAGGGAGGGCCAACGGACATGGCGATCCTGTACGCGCTGGAGGAGCAAGAACCCTACTGGTCTGAGTGGCTGGTCGAGCAGCCGTCGACGATTCGGGCGCTGATCGCGCGCTACCCGCCAAACCGCCTCTACCGGATGGCGGACGGCCAGCGCGTCACGATCGTGGGGTACCGCGACGACGGCACGGTGACGGTCGACGTCTCGGGCGAGTTCAATCTGGTGACGTTCGAGCGCTGTGTTGTCGGCGTCAATCCGGCGAAACTGGTCGAGTGCGATCTGCCCGACGCGGACGAACTCGTCGGGACGCTCCTGATGGAGCGTGCGGAGATCGACCTCTACCTGGCGTTCCTGCGGGACCTGCGGGGCCAGAAGGGTCGGCGCGGGTCCCGGGGGCACCCGACCGTACACTGAGGACGTAGCGGGCCGCAGACAGCATGGCTGTCCTCCTTCGTCAGGGCCATGTTCCCACCCCCGCCTGCTGCAGCCGAAGCGAGTGCGGATAGGCTGCGGCGCTATAACTGCTCGTCGCTGAATGCCGTGCGGGTGTAGTCCTCGCCGGCTTCCATCGCCCGGCGCACCCGGTCGGGATCGACAATCGCTTCCACTTGCCGGAGGCCGCGCAGCCAGCCTTGGCGGTAGGCGAACGCGGAGAGATCGCTGCCATCGGCGACGGGGAACGTCGAGAGCTTCTTTAGGAGTTCGTCTTCGACCAGCGCCGCTGCGCCGCGGACGAGTGCCCGGATGACGTCCAGATCGCCGGACTGCGCCATGCGCCGCAGCGCCTGCTCCACATAGCTCGTCGTGAGTGCCATCTCCTATCCTCCGAGGCAGTAGACGGTGACGGTGACGGTGAGTTCGCTCCCAGGACTGAAGCGGGCGGTCGCCGCGACTTGCGCCGTCCACCCCGTCGTGGTCGGTCCGTCGTCTTGGACATGCATGTGGGCCGCGTCGATCGGATTCGAGGGGATGGCGCGGACGCCGCCGCCGATTACCTGCTCGTCCGGGTGGCAGTCCGCCGTGACGACGATCGGCTCGTTCACGGTCGGACGCGGCACCGTCACCCCGTCGCTGCGCGCCGTCACCGTGGCGCCGCTTGCCGTCCCGGTCGGGCCGGTCGGTCCCGGCGGTCCGGGGATGCCCGGTGCGCCGGGGATGCCGGGTGTGCCAGGGATGCCGGGCGTGCCGGCGGGTCCCGTGGCGCCGCTCGGACCGATCGGTCCCGTCGCGCCGGTCGGTCCCGGCGGTCCCGGCAGCTTGCAGACCTTCCGGCAGAGCGCCTTCTCGGACGGGACGGTGGTGAGTGGGGCGCGCGCGCTCGCGAGCATGATGCCGAGGACAAGCGCCAGCATCAGAACGTCGCTCCGAGGCCGAAGGTCGGGATGACGCCGACCGGGCGGACGCCGACGTCGCTATTCAGCGCGTAGATGCCGTTTGCGAACAGCACCAGATTTTTCCATACGCGCGCGCGAATCCCGAAGGACAAGTTGAACTGATCGAGGCGCCCTGACCAGCCGACGCCGAGGAGCGGGTCGGGTGCCACGCCGCTCGGGGTCAGCACTAGGACATCCGTGTCGTGCGGGGCGAAGGCGGTATCGAGTTGGCTCGTGCCTAAGAACTCCACGATGCCGGCGACCCGTTTCGGCCACAGCACGACGGACGCGGCGGCGCCATAGAGGGCTTGGGACTGGACGCCGCGCGTGATGTTGAAGTGGAGATCGGCGTGCGCGTCGAGCTCGGCCTGTCCGTTCCAGAGGAGCCGCGAGACGGTGAAGCCGGGCGTGATCCAGTAGGCGCCCGTGCCGTGCAAGTCGAACTGATCGCCAGTCGGAAACTGGCCTTCGAGTGAGAGCGCGACGCGCCACGGACGCGGGACGGGCACGCGGTATTTTGCCCGCACGGTGATGTCTCCGATGCCCGTCGACTGGATGGTGGGGATGGTGCCGCCGATCGTCGGGGCATGCCGGACGGGCATGAAGGTGCTTCCCTGCGGGCCGGTCGCCGCGACGACGCGTGCCGTGACGGCGCCATCGAGCCGCGTAGAGATCACCGGGAGGACGACGGAGAGATCGAAGGCATCGGTGATGCCGTGGCTGATGGCGATGGCGGTCGCCCACACGGCCAAATCGAGATGATAGGCGAGGCGCAATCCGAGAAACGCGGGCGCGTTCGGATTGCCCGTCCGGGTGCGTTCGGCGAGAACAGGAAAAACGCTGCCGAGTTGATTGAACGGCTGCCCGAAGAGATTCACGTCCGCGAACGATCGCTGACTGATGACGTTGACGTTCGTCACGCCAGCGCCCAGCGTCTCGGCGTGGTCGAGGAAGATCGGTCCCAGCATGGACATGGTGGAATCGATCGCCGTCCCGCCGGAGAGTGCGGCGCTCGTCGGGGACGTGAGCGTCGGGGCGGTGACGAGGGTCCCGAGATGGGCGGCAAAGTGCGTGAAGGCGGGTGCGGGCCGGAGATGGACCTGTTCCTGCGCGTCGCCGAGCACTCCCTCGATCGTGCGTGCGTCGCTCACCGCGGCGAGGCTCACCAGCGAGAGCACGATGGCGAGCCGCACACTGCTTAGTCCTTCGGTGCGAGCACGCGGCTACAGACGGGGCAGACGAGCGTGCCGTCGCGGATGACGCCACGCGGATAGATGCGGCACCAGAACCAATGCCACCACCATTGAAGCGCCATCAGTTCGTCAGGTCCGTTGCGGCAGGCTGTGGAGAATTCCTAGCCACCGGTCGACGTTCTGCTGCTCGTCCAACTCCATAGGTGATCGACCGCGGATAATGCGCTCCATGCGTGGATCGACTGGCTGGATCACGGACGCATCGAAACCACCCGGCGTCACATCCTGATCCCCACGGGGATTCCGTAGTCCCCACTCACTGGCAAGAAGAACGCGGGCGAGTTGGGACAAACCGTCGTCGGTGGGCATGAGATCATTCTCCTACATTGCATCACTCGAATTGCTTGTGTCGGTGGAGTGCGCCGGCCACGGCATCGTCGGGGGTTTCGAAGCTCGGTAGTTGGACGCCGTGCGCCTGCAGGAAGGCGGCGAAGTCGATGGCACGCTGCTGCTGCTCGTCGGTGATCGGACTGCCCGCGAGGATCGCTTCCGTGCCGATCTGTCCGGGGACCAGGGAGGGGATGTTTGTCCAGCGTCCGACGTCGGTCGGATGCGGAACGGTGATGTTGAGTTCGGTCGAGTAGCCGCCGTCCGGTTGCGCTTGGCGTCCGAGATAGCCGCTGGCGGGGAGTTCGGGGACCGGACGGTGATAGTAGCGGCGTGGCATCACATCCCCGTGCTGGCGCCGTTCCCCGCCATCGGATTCATCTGCATGGGGAAGCCGTCCGACGTCGTGGTCGGCTCGATGCCGGGCGGACGCGCGGGGACGAGGTTCCCCTGCTGCGTCTGGTTCTGCACTTGCTGGTCCGGCATCACTTGGACCTGGGGCATCGGGACGCCGGGCGCCATGTAGTCCTGCAGGTTCCGGATGCCCATCGTCTGCAGGAAGCGAGCGAACAGCGCGACCCAGTTGACCATCTGCAGCGCCGGGGTGGCGAGGCCGGTCTGCATGCCCGTCTGGAAGAGTTCCCGGAAGACTTGCTGCTCGGCCATCTTGTCGGTCGGGATGCCGGACTCCAGGATCGGGAACGTGAACGAGCCTTGGAGGAGATGCGGATCGATCTGTGCCGACTGCTGTCCCAAGATCGACGCGAGCGCCTGCTGCACGCGGATGTTGATGGACGACGTCATGAAGACTTGGGTGTTGCGCGACATCTGGAGCGCCCAGGGCCGCAGCCCTTGGCAGACGATCAACTCGGCGAGCATCTTCATGCGGCCCGACGAGAGTTGCAGTTGCCCTTGCACCTCCGTCGCTGCGCGCCGGCCCGTGTTCGACAGCCCCATCAGCAGGCGGGACGCCCCCGTCACCTCTTCGCCGATCTCCCGGATGACCTGGCTGTCCTGGTGATGGGACGCCGTGACGTCCACGACGGGCAACGGAAAAACGGCCTTGTCGATCGACTGCGAGTTCTGCGCGGCGCGCGTCAACCGCAAGAGCTTCCCGGGTTTTGGGTCGAGGAGATCGGCTTCCTCGATCATCGAGGGATCGACCACCAGTTCGTTGTTGAGCGTTTTGCGGACTGCCATCATCCGCGAGTTGAACAGCCAGGAGAGGTGATACTGCAGCCCGCGGGTCGTCTCGATGATGCCGACGTTCGACGGCGAGTAGACGTCGTAGTTCGGCTCGATGATCTCGAACGGAAACCGCCGGCCCGGGAGGTTCGCCGGTTCCGCCCGGATGCAGCGGGCGCGGTTCGCCAAGGTGAACACCCACAAGCGCGGTGCCATCGACATCGTGGGCGGCGCGAACTGCTTCAGGGTCAACTTCTCCATCTGGTCCGGCGTGATCCAGCACCAGCCCTCATCGAGGCGGATGTAGTTCTTTTCCTGTTCGGTCCGCCGGTTGTCCTCGCCGTAGGGGTAGTCCATGCCGACGAGCCGGGGGATGGACGAGTTCTCTTCAAAGCCCCCTGTGTAGCGGCCGTCGCTGCTGCGGTCGCCGCCCATGCCGAGGCCACGGGGAATCTGCTTCACGCCGACGTAGACGCCTTCCTGTTCCCGGACCAGCATTTCCGTCCACGACCGCCGGGTCTGGTGGAAGACGAACTCGCCGCGCTGGAACTCGGACATCGGGCGCCCGGGGTCGGGATACCAGTCGAACGGCGAGACGTTCAGCGCCTCGTTCCCTTCGTAGGCGGTGACGTCCTCTTCCTGCAGTTGGTCGACTTGCTGCCCGGTGAGCGGATCAACCGAGAAGGTGCGGACCAAATCCACCCACTCCCGGACGGTGTAGAGGTTCTTGATGACCCCGACCCCGTAGCGCCACGCGTCGAGCAGCCACTGAAACAGGATGAGCGTGCCGGGTGGGTTCATGTTCTCCATCTGGTAGTGCAGCACCGACTCCATGTACCCGGCTGGGGTGACGTCCCACGGGCCGTCCCCGCGCACCGGGATGATCGGGGTCCGCTCGCAGAGGATCGACATGAAGAACGCGAGGATCGACTGCATCGTCGCGTAGCTGTACGGGACGACAATCTTCTCGACGCCTTGGGTGAGCGTGTCCTTCCGCGTCTTCGTGTCCTGCTCGTCCGGAACCCGATAGGCGCGGTAGAGCTCTTCCGATTCCCGCCAGCGGGAATGCCGCTTGCCCCAATGGTCCTCGGCGGCGTCGATCCGGCGGCGCAGGAACGGAGTCAGCTTCTGCTGCAGCGGGCTTTGCCCGTCGAGCAGCGCCTGGCGCATCTCCTGGGTCATCATGGGCGCTGCCCTCCCCCGGCCTCAGATCGCGTGCCGCCACTCGGGCAGTTTCTTCCCGGCGTATTTCTGGTCGGCCGGGTCGGTCCCAAAACCCATCGTCAACGCGGTGATCGCGTAGCGACCGGCATCGATCATGTTGTCGTAAAAGAGGTCCTTCGCCGGTTCGTCCCGCTTCGCGTCCATGTGATAGCCGCCGGCAAACGCGCGGCGGGAGAGCCGGCAGGACTGATCGATCTGCAAGAGGCGCTGCCCGTCCGCTTCGATCCGCAAGAGCCCGCGCATGCGCTCGATCGTGTAGTTCAGGCTGTACTTCCGGGCGTAGGTCTGAATCTTGAACTCGTTCCGGAGAATCTGTGCCGACGTGGGTGCCCGGTCGTTCTTGTAGGTGCCGGCGATGTCGCAGTAGTCCTCCCACTCGGTCGTCTCGGGGAACCACTCGGCGGATAGGCGCAGCACCTCGGTCGCGAACGTCCGGAGATCAATATTCGTGCCCATGAGTTCGCGGAGCCAGAAGATGTGTCCGCCGGGGTGCTGCTGCAGCCAGACGCAGGCGGGGTGCACGTAGCCGAAGTCCCAGCCCCGGACGACTTTCAGGTCGGGGTTGATGGCGAGATCGGCGACGTGGATCGCGGGATCGAAGTCCTCGAAGACCGGCTGCCCTTCCGCGAGGAACCCCCAGCGCCCGTAGAGGAATTTTTCCTTCCAGGCAGGCGGGTAGGCTTCGAGCGCCTGCAGGTAGTCCGGCGCCAAGTTCTCGGCGTTGTCGTAGGTGCTGGAGTGGAACACCGCCTTGTCCGGCGTCGCTTGTTCCACGAACCAGCGGAACAGCCAGTGATCCTCGTCCGGGGGGTTCGTCGCCAGCGAGATGCGCCGGGGGCCGACCTTGCCACGCATGCGGGCGAGCAGCGCGAGGAACTCGCGCTCATCGATCTCGATCGCCTCGTCAATCTTGACCCGATCGAAGGCCATCGACCCGAGCTTCTTGTAGTCATCGAGGACGCGGAAGATGGTCCGGGAGCGGTTGATGAACTCCAACTCTTCCCGCCCCTCCGACTTGATCTCCCGGGCGATCAGGGCCGGCGGACACATCTCCAGGTACGTCTTTTTGGTCGTGTCCCGGAGGCTCGGGTAGTAGCGCCGGAAGACGACGCCCGTGCTGCCCGGGTAGTCCATCGCTTCAAGGATGTCTTCCATGACGAGTGCGACGGTTTTCCCGCTGCCGGCGGCGCCTAAGAGCAGCCGGTACTTGGCCGACGAGGCGTGGAACGGGCGTTGACTCGGGTTCGGGTGGTAATCGAGCGCGATTTTCATCAACGGCTCGGGGTGACGTCGATCGGGGGCGGGCGTGGGATGTCGTGGGCGAGCGTGACGGCGACCGCCGTCGTGAGTGTGTCCTCGGGCGGGACGACGGCGCGGAGAATCGCATTCAGCATCGACCCGATCTCCTTGCCGTCCTTCGCCGTCGTCAGAATCTCCCGCATGTGCTCGATGACGGCGGGTTCGACCAGGAGATCGAGATACTTGTTCGTGAACAGTTGCCGGGCTTGGCGGATCGCGAGCACGCGGTCGGGTGGTCCGGGTGGGGGTACGGAGCGGAGATGCTTCGTTCCTCCTTGGGGACCCATGACGCCGGGGTCCTTGGGTGGCCGTTGCCCGCTCATTACTCCTCCGGACTGAAACCCGCCGGGTGGGTGCAGGGGTGTGCCGGAAGTTCCGAATGCACCCACCCGGCGGCTCGGACTGCGACATCCGTCCGTGGGCTTCCGTCCGAACGCCGCCGTCGAAGATCATTCAGAACCAGCATGGCGTATTGACGCGGCATTTAGCGTTTGCTAGGGGCCGCGACAACCCCTGTCGGGGTGCGGCGACACCACCAGGGGTGCGAGGGGGCATCCCGATGGCACGACGTGGCGGCGCGGAACCCGCGCAAGACATCCGCGACGAAATCCGCGACCTCGGCCCGCCACCGGAATCCACGCCGTCCTCGACCACGTTCAGCGATCCGCTGCGCGCAGAGGAGAGTGCTCCGTCTGCACCCTCGCGGTCAGCGCCCCTCCCGCCCGAGGGACCGCCAACGACCGCACCTACGCCTGAGGGTGCAGGCGAAGCCCCCTACGATGCGCGCGGCGAGGTGAATCGGCTGCGCGCGGAACTGCAGCAACGCGACCAGCGCGACGCCTACTACCAGCGCGAACTCGCGCTCCGGCTCGCGGGCGCGCAGCAAGTCGCTGGCCAACCGTCTGGACAACCGCAGATCGATCCGACACTGCAGCAGGGACTCGATATCCTGCAGGTGACGGAAGACGATCTCGCGCAAGTTTTTATGGGTGGGGAGCAAGGCGCCCAGATCGTCAGCCGTGCGCTCCAGGCGGTCTACTTGCTGGCGGTGAACGCCACCGAACAGCGCCTCATTAACTACTACAACCAGGATCAGGGCACCCGCGCGCAGCAGACGCAGATCGCCAATCGCGCGCAGCAGATGCATACCGCCTTTTGGGAGGCGTATCCCGATCTCGCTCCCCACGAGATCACCGTCCAGCACTTCGCCGCGCAGGTGGCTCGCGAACAGGCAGAAAGTCCCCGGTTCGATTGGGAGTCCGCGCAGCGCGAGGTGGCGCGGCGGACGATGATGCACTTGCAGCAGCAGTACAACGTGTCGTTCGCGTCGCCTGCGGGCGGGGCGCCGGGCGCGGTGCCCGGTACGCTTCCCCCTCCCGGCCCGCGTCCGACGCTCCAGTCCCGGCTGCGTCCCGTGGTCGGCGAGATGGGCGGCGGACAGTCCCGGATGAACGGAAACACCGCTTCGCAGCGCTCGGCGTTGACCTCGGAGATTCTCGATCTCGGGAGACGGTAGCGGAGACGCGGGCGCCGAACGCGCCCCACGTCGCGCGGGCTTGCGTGACGCCATGACGGAGGGAACACATGGCGGTCCTAGGCATGCGCGGCACCGGCAATTTCGGGCCGGTCGAAGAACCCGAAAATTGGCGCCAGGGCATCCTGCTCTATTTCCCGAACGGGGATGCGCCGCTGACGGCCTTCCTGTCGAAGATGCGGGAACAGCCGACCGATGACCCGACCTTCCACTGGTTCGAGAAGGGCTTGCCGGTGCAGCGCGGCACGATTCGCGGCGCGGCCACGACCTCGGCGCCCGCAGACGGCGCGAACGTCGCGGCGGGTGGGACGGCGAACGTCTACGCCACGATCCAACCAGACGGGTCGGGGGCGAAGGACGTGACGATCTTCAAGGTCGGCTACGTCGTTCAGAACCAGACGACGGAGGAAAACCTGCTCGTCGTCTCGGTCGACACGACGAACAACCAGATTCAGTTGCGCCGAGACATCGGCGACCGGTTCGCGACGAATCCGGCGATCACGTCGGGGGCGGTCGGGACCGGCGACGCGGTGGTCGTCATCGGCGAAGGGAACCCGGAAGGCGCGCTGATCGGCCAAGCGGTTGCCTATGCGCCCGTCCGCCAGTTCAACTACACCCAGATTTTCCGCACCCCGCTGTCACTCACCCGGACGGCGCGGAAGTCGCGGCTCCGCTGGGATGACGAGGGACCGTACCGGGAAGCGAAGCGGGAGGCGCTGCAAATCCATTCGATCTCGATGGAGAAGGCGTTCCTCTTTGGCGAGCGGGAAGAGATCATCGCCTTGACCGGTGCCTCCGGGCCACTCGACATCACCTCGACGGGACAGCCGCTGCGGACCACGCGCGGATTCCTCAACTGGTTGCCGCCTGTCACGACCGCATCGCTGTCGGTCAACACCGATCTGAACGTCTTGAATGCCGGATCGCTGACTGAGGTGACGTGGGACGCCTTCCTCGAACTCGCCTTCCGCTACGGGTCGCGGGAGAAGCTGGCGTTCTGCGGCAGCGGTGCCTTGATGGTCCTGAACGCGATGGCGAAGAACAAGGCGCGCATCGAGTTGGCCCCGACCGATGACACGTACGGGTTCCATCTGATCCGGTACATCACGCCGTTCGGCACGCTCATGCTCTACAATCACCCGCTGATGACCGATAACCCGAGCTGGCGGTACGATCTGCTCGTCATCGACCCGGACAAGCTCGTCTACCGGTACATCGACGATACTGTGTTCCTCCGGAACCGCCAGTCGCCCGGCGAAGACGCGTCGCGCGACGAGTTCCTGACCGAGTGCGGCTTGGAAGTGCACTGCACGGGTGTGACCCCGGACGTGAACTCCCCCTCCACGATCCCGCTCCAGTCGGCGCATGCCCGGCTGAAGGGGATTCACGCCTACGGTGGCTAACGATGGCTGGACCAGCCCCACGCGATTACGGCGACGATACGAACTACACGACGCCGAAGGGCGAGAAGAGTCACATCGGAAACGCCCTCAATAGCGGCATCGACATGACGGACATCCCGGTGAAGGATGCGCGCAAGTTCATGGCGGCGGCGAAGCCGAACACGAACGCGCCGCCCGCGCCGTCCGATCTGGAACGGTGCCGGGGCTACGTCAAGTCACGGGGGCGCTGAGATGGCACTCACGTTCAATTCCACGATCGACCAGGCCAAACGGACCTGGCGGGTCGATGCCGGCCTGACCTTCACCCAATGTGACATGACGACATCCACGGGATCAGGGGGCGCGGACTATGCCAGCGGCTTCGATCTAAACGCCGTCGCGCAACTGATCGGGCTGAACAAGGTCATCGCGGTCCTCGATTGCGCGGTCATCAACAAGCCGACGCTGCGCGGCCAGTGGGCGATTGCGAGTCCGCCTCCCAGCAAGCTCCGGTTCTACATTCCGGCGGGGACCGAAGTGACGACGGATATCGCGGCAGGCGACGTCATCCGCATGCTGGTCGCCGGCATCTAACGAACAGGAGACGGGAATGCCCAACAAGCAAGGCATCGGCGACGGCACCGGGATGGGCGACTGTCCCGAGGGCGACGGCCTGTCGAACTTCGAGGACGCGAAGCCCGAGAATCCGGGCGCCCCGTACGATTCCAACCGGGGCGGACGCGGACCGGAACTCCCGGCGAAGACGTCCAGCGGCGCGGATAGCCCGAAGGGATAAGGCTGCGCGGCCCGCGCCGGGGGCAGGCGGCGGCGACGGGCCACCGCTTGCCCGATGGCGACTCTCGCGCAACTCCGTACGGACCTCCGGACGTGGACGGCGACCCACGCCAATGTGGCGGTGTTGCCGGACTGGGTGTGCGACGAGGCAATCAACGGGGCGGTGGGCCTCATGCAAGAGGCGCACTTGTGGCGGGGACAGGAAACGACGTCTGTCACCCTCACCTACCCCGCGACTGCCGAATCGATCGCCCTGCCGTCTGATTTCGTTGCGCAGAAGGCGCTCTATCGGCAGGACGACGCCGCTCCGGTGCCGATCCCGCTCGCCTACATCGAAAAGACGCTGCGGGACGAGTTCATCCGCGCGGAGGCGCCGATCGGCGGCGTGCGCGATCCCGAGTACCCGCAGATCGCGCCCGCGTCGGCGGTGACGACGGGCCAGGGCACCCGCTACGCTGTGTGGCAGGAGCGCCTGTATCTCTACCCGGCGCCATCGAGCGCCGATCTGACGCTGCTGCTCGACTACTGGAAGCGGTTGCCGGCGCTCGCGAACCCGAACGACACGAATTTCTTCACCATCCGCTATCCGCACGTCTTGCGCTACGGCGCGCTCGCCGATGCCTACGTCTATCTCCAAGAAGAGGAGCGCAGCGGCGTCCATCGGCAACTGTTCGAGTCGATGCTGGCGCGCGTGATCCTCGATGACAAGACGTTCATGCTCGCGGGGGGCACGACGTCCCGTGGGACGTGATGGCCGGCGAGTGGGTCCAGGTGCCCACCTTCGGGGGTGGCCTCAACTTTAACGCCCTCCCGTCCGCCATCGCGGACAACGAATGGTCGTGGTGTAACGGGTTCTTCCCCGATGAGCAGGGTGCGATCCCGCTCCCGACCTACAGCCAGGTGATCCCGGCATCGTTCTTCTCTGGGAAGACGCCCGCACAGACGGTGTTCGGCGTGCTCATGAACCCGTTCAATCCGGCGACGGGGCTGCTCATCCTGACGTACGACACGACCGCGGCGGACCCCGCGCCGGTCTATTTCTACCAGTCCAACGGGACGCCGGGCGGGACGACGGAGATTCCGTGGGATGGCGTCGGGAGTCGTCCGACGCGCTACAAGGCGCATCAGACCGCACCCATGAGTGCCTTCCTGGACGGCTGGCTCTGCATCACGGTCGGGAGCGGGGACAGCGGGTTCTCGATCTTCCGCTGGAACGGGACCGGCAGCTACTCGACGCTGATCCAGGGGACGACGTTCCGGTGCGCCTATCTCGTCTCGTTCGGCGGCTTTCTGATCGGCGCCGCATGGGGCACGTCGCAGGCGGACGTGCGCCGGGTGAAGATCAGCGATAGCAACTCGACCACGGTCTGGACGCCCGCGATCTCGAATGCGGCGGACGATCTCGTCCTCGATGATTCCGTCTCGGGGATCGTGGGTCTCGGGCTCTTGAACGCGAACGCGCTGGGCATCTTCACACGCGCCGCGCTCTATGCGTTGTCGCCAACCGGAAACATCCCGGCCTTCACGCGCGCCTATGCCGGCATGTATCCGGCGTCGGATGGCGGCTCGCAGCAGGGCGCGTCCACGGCGTTCTACGCGCAGACGACGCCACTCATCGGTGAGACGCCGTACGGGACGGCGCATGTCGGCTACTCGAACGTCTATGTCGGATTGGAGAATGCGGTCGGGACGAAAATCTGGCGGTTCTTAAGTTACCAGATCGACCCGCCGACGAATCTCCCGCAGACGGTGCCCCGGCTCATCTGGCATCATCGGCTGCGCGCGTTGATCGTCCCGACGATCGCGCATCCGTCCCCGAACGACGGGTTCTTCTACTACAACCCGCTGACGGAAGGTTGGGGCTGGCAGCATCTCGCGAACGTGACGATCGGGCGCGATCACGCGCTGGTGCATGTGGGGACGGGGATCGGGACGCCGACGTGGACGCATTTCGTCGTGGACACGAACGGGAACATCTTGGGCGAGCAGCCGCCGCCATCTGCCCGGCCCGGCATCTACGTGGACACGAAAGATTTTTCGATGCCGGCGGACCGCTACATCGACGCCATCAAGCTCGACTGGGAACCGCTCTTTCCGAGTACCGTGCTCCGGGTGTCCTGCTTGGCGCGTGAGGGGATCAACGACGGGCTACAGCAGGGCGTGATCTACGGGACGCTCGGGTATGAGCAGAACCTGACCGATCTCTTCGCCGCCGTCTCAGACTGTCAACGCTGTCTGCTTTCGCCCGGGGCCAGCGAGAACGCGATCCGGGCGCGGGGGAAGTACAACCGCTTTCGGATCGAGATCGTGTCGGGCCTCGCGCGGATTCGGGGCTTTGCGTTCCGCCAAGCGATGGCGAGCGACCGGCTGACGAACGTGCGGCTCGTCGTGCAGCCGGCGAATGCCGCGATGTGGAATGGGCAGGCATGGAACCAGCGGTTCTGGAGTTCGCTCTGAGAAGGAGATTGTGGAATGGCGACGATTCAGCGTCCGCTCAAAACCTATGGCAATCGGACCTATGTGGCCGAGGTGGCGGCTGCGCCGAGCAACCAGGACCCGATCCTCGCCAACGAGGTCGATGGCGACATCGACACCATCTACAGCGCGTGGAACGGCGGCGCGGACACGGTCAACATCAAGGACGGCGCGATCAGCCGGGTGAAGCTGAGCACGACGGATGTCTTGCCTTCCTTGCCCCCGGTGCCGACAGCGACGGATGCGAACAGGACGGTGGTGGTGAACTCTGCCGGGACCGGGCTGATCCTCGGGACCGGTGGCACCTTTGCCGGACCGACACCACCCGCGACGCCGCAGGTCGGACAACTCTGGTGGCGCAATGACCCGGACGGCAACCTCTTCATCTACTATGATGATGGGAACTCGAAGCAGTTCGTCCCCGCCGTGCCGTCGTCGGTCGGCCCGTGGAGCGTGTCCGGGACGACGCTGACGCCGACCGATGCGACGAAGACGGTCAGCGTGCCGGGTGCGGGTGGTGGTCCTGGAACAGTAATTCTTGGAAACCGGACGATCAAAACGCGCGTCATGGAGCAGGGCAATAACGACCTCGCGTATCTGACGCTCAATGGCGCTCTTACTGCAGGAAATGCCTGGGTGCAGGACGATGTGAGCAAACCGACGTGGGCGGTACAGCTCTATACCGGAGACAGTTTCAGCGTCGTGCGATTCCCACCGGGGGCTGGTTCATCGGCGACCCTGCTCACGCTCGACAACGCGGGCAACCTCTCGTTGCCTGGGACCGACATCAAGGCCGTGCTTGGATCGTCGACCGCGAAGTCGCGGGTCACGCATGCGAGTGGTTATAATTTACTTTCTCTCAGCTACAATCTCACTGCTCCGGTCGCGACGACCCGCGACGATGCGGCGGCGGCTGCTGCCGAGGTCTATCTCCAGGGCGGTGCCGGAGGGCAGAGCCTCGTCTACCGGGCGATATCGGCGGGTGGCGTGGCGACCCAGTGCTTGCAGGTGGACGGGACCAGCTCGCCGCCCGGAAACCTGTTCATTACCGGCAGCGTCGGACAAAAGGCCACTGGCACGACGTGGTCGAATCCGTCCGACCCGCGCCTGAAGCAGGACGTCGGCACGTACGATCGCGGTCTGGCCGACATCCTAAAGCTCTCGCCCATCACCTATCGCCTGAAGGCCGACCCGGAGCGCGAGTGCCAGGGCTTCGATGCCGCCGCCGTCAAGGACGTCTTCCCCGAATGCATCGGCACCACGCGGATGAAGCTCGATCCGGAGGGCGAGGAGGAAGAGGTGCTCACCTTCGACATGCACCCCGTGCTCGTCGCGCTCGTCAATGCGGTGAAGGAACTCGCCGGGAAGGGACACTAAGATGGCAGCCCTCGATTTCCCCGCATCGCCCACAGTCGGGCAGACGTATGCCGGCACGAACGGCGTCAACTATCAGTGGGATGGGACAGTCTGGACGGTGCCGCTCGGCGGGGCGCAGCTCTGGGTGGACACCGGGACGGCGCTCCAGCCGACCGATGCGACGAAGAACGTCAGCATTCCTGCGACCGCGACCAACAATGCGCTCGTGGCGGGATCACGCACGATAAAGGGGCGGCTGGTCACCTACACTGCCGGGAACATCAGCTATCTGACCGAAAACATGGCACTCAGCGCTACTCCTGCGTGGGTGCGTGACGACGCTGCGAAACCGGCGTGGGCCGTTGCGCTCGACGTTGACGCTGACCAAGCGACAGTCGGCCATCTGAACGTGGCCGGCACGTTTACGACGCCGTTCTTCCTAGATGCCAGCGGTAATCTCCAGATCGCGGGTAGCAATGCCACTAAGGCGACCGGGACGACTTGGATCAATCCCTCTGACCCGCGTCTCAAGGAGGACGTCGCCCCCTACGCCGCCGGCTTGGCCGAGATCTGCCGGCTCGCCCCGATCACCTACCGCTTGAAGGCGCAGCCCGACGGCCCGCTCTGCTACGGGTTCGATGCGGAGAAAGTTCGGGACGTGTTTCCCGAATGCGTCTCGACGACGAAGATGAAGCTCGATCCAGCCGACGAAGCAGAGACCGAGGACGTGCTCGTCTTCGACATGCACCCAATCTTGATCGCCATCGTCAATGCGCTGAAGGAAGTGGAGACGCGGCTCGCCGCGCTGGAGGCACGATGACCCGGGACGATTTGACTCGCCGCCTCGAAGTGCTGACCGAGCGCCTGCTGCGCCGACGGCTGCAACTCCAGGAAGCGCAGCGGGTCGCACGCGACACCGAAGCGGCCTGTCATCAACTGGAAGGGGCGATCGGCACGCTCCGCGAACTCTTGGAGAGCGAGTCCGTGCGACCGAACGGTCCCGACCCAGACCCAGAAGCACCGCCGGGATGAACACGATCAAAGTCCCCGGGACCGGCAAGGTCGACGATCGCCTGCGGGCGCTCGAACAGGCGATCAACTACGGCGAGGTGGTGCTGCCGTTCAATCTCGGCGACGGCGGCGGCGGCGAGCCGGGACCACCGGGGCCGCAGGGACCGGCGGGTCCGCAAGGGGCGCCGGGGCAATCGAGCAGCGTCCTCGACTATCGGTTCTCGACGGCGACGGTCGCGCCGCCTGCGTCGGGATACGTGGCACTCAACAACGCGACCGCCAGTGCTGCGACGCTCATGTGGATTCACTACATCACGAACGCGAACAACGATCTGACGGTGGTCATCAAGAGTCTCTCGGTCGGCTCGAATCTCTACCTCCAGGACAAGGCCGACTCGACACGATTCGCGAAGTACCAGATCACCGCCACGCCGGTCGATAACGGCACGTACGCCGCGGTCGCGGTGACGTGGCTCAGTAGCGGCACCGGGGCGGCGTTTACGAACAACGAGTCCATCTATCTCGGGGTGGTTGCTATCGGGCAACCGGGGCCAGTGGGTCCGCAAGGACCAGCGGGTCCGACGGGTCCGCAAGGACCGACCGGGGCGACGGGTGCCACGGGACCGCAGGGAGCGACCGGTCCCGGGGTGGCCGCAGGCGGGACAACAGGACAGGTGCTCCAGAAGACGTCGGCGACGGACTACGCGACGGGGTGGACGACGCCGCCGACGTCACTCCCCCCGTCCGGCGCCGCCTCGGGATCGTTAGCCGGCTCCTATCCGGCACCCACATTGTCGACGACAGGGGTGGCGGCAGGGACGTATGGGAGTGCGTCACGGATTGCGGTCATCACCGTCACGACTGAGGGGCGGATTACTGCAGTCACCCAAATCAAGCCGACGGCGTTCTGGGGATGACCGGTGGCGTCGATCTCTACCACCACGCCGACCACCGTGGGGGGGTTTTCGATTCCGTGGGATGTCCTGCGGACCTTACTCCCCGATGATCGGTGGGCGCTCTACGGCGCCGGGTACATCGTCATCGGCGGTCCGGCGGTGGTTGCAACCCTCTCGTATCAGAAGGACGATGGGACACTCGTCACGCTGGGGACGCAGACGTTTGCGAGTAGCGGGAAAGCCGAGATGGGACCGTATGCGCTGCGGGGATCGTTTGCCGAGGCGGCAGGCGTGCCGAACAGTGAGAATGTCATCACGGTGGCGCTGCAGGCGGCGCTCGCCGCGACGGGCACCGCTGCCACGATGACGCGCTGGACGCTCTGGCTCCGGATGACGCCGAGGAACACATGATCCGGGTCTACGAACTGACGACGCCAGAGCAGTTGGCGCTGCTCGAATCCGAACTGCGGGACACGCTCGCCGAGATGCAGCCCGAGTTCGACAAGTCAGTGGACGAGACGTGGGACGATCTCGCGGCCTACCACAAGCAGCTACCCCATGCGGGGATATGGGTCGCACTGGACGACGGCCGGCTCGCCGCGTGGTCGGCGGCGAAGATGTACATCGATCTGCCGGCGAATATCACCGGGGCGGTGACGTGGGCCTGGGCGGCGGCAAAGGCGGGAGACGGTCCGCGCATGCTGCACGAGACCATGCGGGAGTGGGCGCGGCAGCGTGGGGGACATTCGTTGTACGCCGCCCGCCGGACGCGGCTCGATGCCTACGCCCGCTGGATTGCGCGGTATGGTTATCGATTCGACAGAGTGGTATTCGTCTGCCCACTCACGGACGCCGGGGCTTCGGCAGAAGCGGGAGGTGCACATGAGCTTCGGCGGTCGGGGCAGTTCGTACCAGTGGCAGCGGGGGACGGACTACCGGGGAGCACCGCGGGTCCTGAAGCCGGGGTACGATGTCCTGACCCGGGCGATGCTCGGGCAGATGGTCAACCCCCCGGACACGGCGATCTCGGTCCCGCTACAGCAGGCGGTGTCCAACCTGCAAAGCGGCGATCCCGGGCGCGCGTTCGGCATCGGCGGCTCAATGGTGAATCGCCTCGCGGGCACGACCGGAGCGACGGGAGCGACGGGAGCGGGCGGCGGCGGCGCGGACGCGGGCAGTCCTGGAACAGCCGGCGCTGGATTCGCTCCGGGGTCGTTCCTCCCGAGCGCTAGCGGCGGACAGCAGGGACTGCAGACGCGGGAACAACTCGGGCTGCCCGAACGCTCCTCCTATTTCACCTTCATGCCGAAGCCCGAAGACATCGCGAATATCGGCCTGTCTCCGATCCGATCGTCGATCAAGAACAAGGACCAGTTGACGAACCGGATCACGAACCTGCAGGCGCAGATCGATACGCGCGAAGCCGCTGGGAAGCCGCACGGGCAAGCGGACAAGAGGATCGCGAGAGCCAAGGCCACACTCGCGAAGAACACAGGCAACCTCTATTGGCCGTAGGGAGGATCGGACGATGCCGTTCCTTGCTGCGATCGTGCCTGCGCTGGGCGCCGCTGCCGGCGGGACCGCTGCGGCTGGTGGTGCTGCCGCAGCGGGCGCTGCTGCCGCTGGGACCGCTGCGGCTGCCGGCGCGGGTACTGCCGCTGCAGCGGGTGCCGGTGCGGGTGCTGCCGCAGGCGCAGCCGGCGCAGGATTAGGTGGTGCGGCGACGGGTGCGGCGTCGGGCCTCTCCGCAGCAGCGGGTGCTGGCGGAGTCGCCGAAGGTGCCGCCGCCGGCCTCTCAGCCGGTGCGGGTGCTGCAGGGGCGGCGGGTACAGGGGCGGCAGGTGCTGTTGGAGCGGCGGGTGCAGGTGGTGCCGCCGGGCTACCGGCGATTGCGCCAGCGGCTGCCGCGCCGGTCGGAGCGCCGCCGCTCCTCTCCGCGATGGGTCCGCCGGCTGGCACCCTGTCGCCGGCCGTCTCGGCGGGACTCTCCCCGGCGGTGACACCGCCGCTCGCGGCGCCGACTGGCGCAGCGGCACCTGGCGCCGAGGCGATCACGGCGGGCGCGCAGACGGGCTTTGAGTCGGGCGGCGCCGGCATGGCGACGACGCCGGCGGCGACGGCCAGCGACGAAGCCGGCGGCTGGTTGAGCAAGCTCAAGGGCTACGCCGATTCGCCGTACGGGCAGATGGCGATCAAGGAAGGACTCGGGATGGTGAAGAAACCGCGGTCGCCGTTCGAGCCGATGCAGATGCAGACGCCGGGGCTGCCGGCGCTGAGCCCGAGTCCGAGTATCGATCGGCTCGCGTGGATGCGCGCGTTCAACGTGCAGGGGTAAGCGATGGCAGGTGGTGGTGGACAGTCGATGCTCGGTGGTCTGATGGGGGGCATCGAAGGCAAGCAAGGCTGGCAAGGCGTCGTCGATCCGGCGGGGATTCTGCTCAAGGCGGGACCGAAAGCGCAGGGCTTTCTCCAGCCGACGGCTACACCGCCCGCGCAGCAAGTGCCGCAGGACACGGATCGGACCGCGTTCCTGCAAGCCTTTGGGATACAATAATGGCAAACAATCAGAATCCGACGATGGGAGCGCCGATGGGCGCGGGCCGCGCGCTGGGCTTGTCGAACCAGTTCTTTCAGGGACCGGGCAATCCGCTCGCACCGCAAGGGCAAGTCTGGCGCGGTCCGCCGCCGGGGCAGGCGCCGATCGCGCAACCGACCGGGCAGATATCGCCAGCCGGGATGCAGGGGCTGCAAAATTGGGCGAGTCAACTCGGAGCGCAACCGAAGGACCCGAACGCGCCGCAGACGCCGGCGTCCTCGACACCATTGTTCCAAGGGCAGCTACAGGGAGCGCGGCCGACTGGCCCGATGCCATCGATGACGGCGGCGCCGCCTGCACCTGGACAGCAGTCACCGCTCGGTGCGCCGGGACAAGGGGCGGGTGGTGGGAAAGGTGGCGCCGGTCAAGGCATGACGCCCCAGATGCAGCAACAGATCGCGCGACTGCCGGGTGGACCGGGTGCCGGTGCTCCACGCCGTCTGCAACCGGGTGCCCCTGGTGCTGGGCCGGGCGGACAGAAGGCGCCGGGGATGCAGCGGCAGATCGCGCAGCTTCCCGGGGCGCCGCGCTAAACGCCAATGGCACAGCCGAAGCCGAAGCCGGGCGCGCCGGCAGCCGGGCCGGGCGGACAGAAAGCGGGCGGGACGGCGGTGCCGCCGAAGCAGCCGAAGCCGCCGCCACCACCGAAGGCGGCAAAGCCCCCGGCGGGAGCGCCGGCAGGAGGCGCGGGCAACCAGAAAGGCGGGTCGCAGCCGGCGGCGGGCAAGCCGGTGCAGCCGCTGACGCAGAAGCCAGGACAGGCGCCGCGTCCGCTGAACCCGGCGCAGAAGACGCAAGTCCAGAAGGCGGCGCAGGGCGGCACGCTCGATCAGTATCTCGCGAGCCATCCCGGCGTCGCGCAGCACTACGGCAAGGTGCAAGCTGCCGGCACGGCGGGGCAGCAAGGCAAGTACCAGACGCTGCAGCAGCAGAACCAGGCGGCGAAGGCAGGACAGCCAGCAGCGACCGGTGCGCCCGCAGCCGGCGCAGGTGGCGGGAAGCCGAACGCGCCCGGGGCGCAGCCGACGCCGGCCCCGACGCCTGCCGCGACACCCGCCGCTGATACGGGTGGTGGTGGTGGTGGCGCTGCCGCCCCGACGACGTTCGAGGACGCGTTCAACGCGCAGTACGGACAAGGCGCCGCACAGCAGTTCGGGCCGTCCGCGTGGACGGGACCGAACCCGATCGAGACGGCGCAAGCTGCCGCGCAACGCGCCCTCGGCACGAACTTGGCGGACGTGCGGGCGCGCTATGCCGGAAGCGGATTCGGGAACTCAGCGCGTGAGGCGCTGTCGGAAGGAACGGCAGTCGGCGACTTCGCGACCAACTTTGGTGACATCGCCTCCGCCCGCGCACTTCAAGAGCGGCAGACGGGACTCGATCGCCTCGCGAGCATGTTCGGGACGGCCGGCGCGCAGCAGTTGCAGGGTCAGCAACTGGGCATCGAGGCGAATCAGCAACTCGCAAATCTCGGCACCGGGCTGACCGGCATCGGCGCGCAGGAACAGGGCCTGCCGAACCAGTCGGATTTCATCACACTGCTGACGAACATGGGGATCACGAACACGTTGAGCCAAGGGGCGATGCGTCCGCCGAAGCAGTGAGCGATGCCAGTCCGTCTCGACGACATCATCTCGGGGCTGGGAATGCTGGGAGGCGTCCTCTCGATGCCCCGGCGCGTCGAGGCGCAGGAACAGCAGAACGCCATCGAGCGCCAACTGCTGCAAGGGACCGGGATGTCGCAGGCGGACATCGAGGCGGCGACGCCGCAGCCCGGGATGCGCTGGCTGTCTCCCGCGCAGGGCGGGTTCACCGGGAAGGTGCTCGGCGGTGTCGGCGATGTCGGGTCGGTGCTGTCCACGATCGTCGGCAAGCCGATCCCGTCGCCGCGTGCGTCGCTTGCCGAGCTCGCCGAGTCCACGAAGATGCGGACGGCGTTCTCGAAGGAGCAAGCGCGACGGCGATTCATCGATGTCGTCAAGGACCCGAAGTCCACGTCGCAGGACATCGCGGCGGCGGGGGCCGAAGCCGGGTCGCTGGATGAGGCAATGCGCTTCCTCCGTCCCACGGCGCCGCGTCCGCCGGGATCAGCCTTCGCCGCGCGGCAGCGTCTCGCGACGCTCGATCCGAACAGCGACGAAGCGAAGCAATTGCGGCAGGGACTTGCCGACGACGAAGCGGCCCGGCAGCGAGTCGCGGACGAGGCGGCGCGACGGGCCGAGGAGCGGTTCCGGAAGGAGCACCCATTCGCGGACGTCCCGCCCGAGGAGATGCAGCGTCGGAGGGCCGAGGAAATCCAGCGGGAGCGCAACGCGGAAGCCGACCGGAAGAACCTCAAACCGGGCAGCCCGGAGCGCGAGTTCTTCTTGGAGCACGGCTACCAGCCGGCGCCACCGAGGCCGCAGAAGGAAAAGGGCGCCTCGATGCAGGGACTCGCGATGGAAGTAACGCGGGAACTGCAACGCGAGAATCCGGCCTTGCCGATCGACCAAGACGAACTGCGTCGCCGGGTCTACGACCGGGCGAAGGCGTACACGTCGCAGGGGATTACCGTCGAGGGCTTTGACCCGTCCATCGCGCCGCCGCAACCTCCACCGAAAGCGGGGGCAGCGGGAGGCGCGCAGGTCGGGGCCGCACTCGGGGGGACTCCAGTCCCCGGCCCGACCACCGATCCCATGAGTGGCCTGCCGCCCGAGGTTCATGCAGTGCTCGACAACGCGCCGCTGACGTCGCCGGAACAGGCCGATCAGGTTCGCCAGCTTGTCGCGGCATCAAAGGTGGGCACGCCGACGGACACACTCGTCAACTGGGCGATGTCGATCGCTCGGATGGGGCAGCCACAGCAGCCAGCAGCGCCGCGTTAGTAGATGCCGACGCTCGGGGATATTGCCCGACAGGCGAGCGCGCCGCCTGCGCCGACAGACCAGCCGCCAGCGCCGCCGCAGGTACCGACCCTCGGCGATGTGGCGCGGCAGGCGGCAGCGCCACCCCCTGAACAGCAGCCGGCAATCACGATCACGCCGCCACTGCCATCACCATCCGAGCAACCGCGAGGCTCGGGGCCGTGGCGCGATCGCTATCAGTTCGGCGACGAAGAAGAGCCGGCGCAGCCGCCGCCGCCTCCCGCGCGCGCGACACCGCTCCTCCCATCCGACGTGCACCCTGTATCAGGCGGGGCGCCCGCAACGTACCGCGTTGCGCCGCCGGAGCGGCCGACATCCGGGAAGCCTCCGGGACCATGGGCAGAGGGCTATGAATACCCCGACCCGAACGCGGTCCGCGAGCCGACGTGGGGTGAGACGATCGGACTCGGCGCGCTCCAAGTGGTCCCGCCACTGGTCGTCGGCGGGGCGGCAGCCCCGTTTCTCGGTCCTGCGGCTGCGGTGCCTGCGGCACTTGCTGGCACCCTGAGCAATATAGCGAAGCAACGCTATGAGGTGAGTCACGGACTGCGCCGGGAAGTGCGGCCTTACGAGTCGATTGTTAGCGGGATTGTCAGTGGCATCCCGGGATTCGAGATCGCGCCCGAGGCGCCACTCGTTACGCGCGCCGGCGCGCGGGCGCTCGAAGGCGCGGGGATCAATGTCGGGGCGGACGTCGCGGAGACCGGGCTGGAGGAACATCGGCTCCCGACCCTCGGGGAAGTCGCCCGGACGGCCGCGACCGGCGCGGCCTTTGGTGGTGTGGCGGGCACGGCAGAGCATGGCGTCCTTCGCTATCACGCCGGACGGGCGCCAGAAGCCGCGCCGGAGGTGATGACGCGGCCCGGAGACCAGCCCATCGGTGGCGGCGTGCAACCGGGCGAGGTCGCGCCGCCCGTCGAAGGATTCGTCGGACCGCCCGCGCCCGAGGAATTCGTCGGACCGCCCGCGCCAGAAGCGCCGCCGCCGCCAAAGTCGCTTGCGGCAATCCAGGCGCAGCAGCAAGCAGCGCGTGAAGCCGAGCGTGCGCCTAGAGAGTTGGTCGGTCCGCCTGCACCCGAGGCAGCGCCGCCTGCGGTCCCGCCGCCAAGCCCTGCGCCGGTCGAACCCGAGCCGCGCTATCCGCCCCCGGTATTCCGTCGCGCACCCGGTTACCACGAAGCGCTGACGGGTGAGGCAATCCCCGAGGCGGTGCCGCGTCCGCCGGAACGGCTCGCGGGCGAACTCGCAGCGGTCGATCGCCTGTTCCCAAACCATCCCGAAGAATCGCGCCAAGCCCTCAAGGATTTGATTACGGCGCACGCCGACGACATCGCCGATCGCGCCCGGGAGCAGCAACCCGTCGCGCGGACGCAGGCGCTCGCCGACGAACTGGTGCTCGATCCCGAACAGCTCTGGAAGCGTGGTAAAGGCGCACCCATCCTGACAGCAGAGCAGAAGGTCAGCGTGCTCGGGCATGTTGATACACTGATGGATCGGATCGCGAAGCTCCAAGCCGACCGCGACGCGCTGCCGGCGGACGCCCCGCAAGCCACGCGCGACGAGGCGGCACTGCGGCTCAAGATCAAGCATCAGGAACTCGCTGCGACGATCGCGGCCTACGAGGGCGACAAAGCCGAGACAGGCCGGGCGCTGAGCATCTTGAACCATCAGGTGAAGGCGCTCGACAGAGGCGACCCGAAATTCATCCGGGCGGCACTCCGGGAAGGCGTGCCCGTGGACCAGATCGCGTCAGTCATCCATCAGATTCCCGAGGATGATGTCGTCGGACGCTACCGGAACCTGCTCGACCTCCGAAAGCCCTCATCCTGGCCGCAGACGGCACTCTCTTATTACACGACGAATCTGCTCTCGGGGGGCACGACGCCGGTCAAGAAGACGCTCGCCGATGTACTCGCCATCGTCCATGATCCGCTGATGACGCCTGCGGCGGCGGCGTGGGAACGTATCGCGCCCGAACGGTGGGGTGGTACGGAGCCCGGCGCACGCCATGTGTATGCCGGCGAACTCCATCAGCGCGCCGTCGGGTTTCTCGCCGCGCAGGGCGAGGCGTGGAAGCGCATGATGTCAGTCATCCGCGAAGGGTTCACCCCGGAGCAAGCCGCTGGCTACGTGCCGCTCCGGCGCGAACTCTTCGAGGGCCGGGGGAAAGTCGTCCGGGGGGTCGCCAACTACCCGGGCCGCGCCCTCGCTGCTGCCGAGGCGTACACCCGCACGCTCGCCGAACACATGGAACTCCACGGGTCGAGCTACACGCAGGCACGGAATGAGGCGGTTCAGTTGGGACTCACGGGCGAGCAGGCACGCGACCACATCAGCACGCGCATGGCTGAACTCGCACATGATCCGCAATTCCAGGCGGACGCCCGGCGCTATGGCGAACGGCGCCTCTATCGGGAGAAGGGCGTCGTCGATACGGAGCTCCTCCGATTGCGCGAGGAAATCCCCGCGCTCAAGTACCTGATCCCGCTGGTCCGTATCCCCGTCTCCCTGTTCCGGCACGGCATCCAGGCCAGTCCGGCAGGCTTCTTCACGAAGCTCGGCCGCATGGAAGGACGCTATGGCGCGCAGGCCCGCGGCGAGGCGGCGCTCGGGACACTCGTCGCGTCGGCGCTCACCTACAAGGCGCTCAAGGGCGACCTCGACGGCTCCGGCCCGAGTAATCCCGCCGACTTCGACGCGTGGTACGCCGCCGGCCATCGCCCGAACTCGATCAAATTCGGCTCGCATCACATCGGGTTCCACATTGCGCCGTGGGCCTTGGAAGCGAGCATGATCGGGAACGCGCATGACGTCTGGAAGGACATGGTCGATAAGGGGGACGACCTCTCGGCGACGCAGATGGTGTCCATGCTGGGCCGGCGGCAAGCGAAGTCGCTGCTCCAACAGTCCACCGTGCGCGGCGTCGCCGAGATGATGCAGGGACTCACGGACACGGATGAGAACACATTCAATCGGTTCGTCGGTACGATGGCGTCGGGGTTTGTCCCGTACTCGGGCGCGGTTCGCACGGCGAAGAAGATGGTCGATCCGACGCTCCGGAAAGCGACGACGCCGCTCGAATACGTCGAGGCCGGCATTCCGGGGCTCTCCAGCCGACTCCAGCCGCGGGTGCGTGCGACCGGCGAGGAGATTCAGTCGGAGCAGCCGGGCGGCGCACTGGGGCGCGGGTTCCTGCCCTTCGACATCTCGACGGACAGACCGAATCCGGTCCGGGATGAACTGGCGCGCGTCGGGGTCCGCTTGACGATTCCCTCGGCGACGAAGATCGGCCCGCACAAGCTCACCCCGGAGGAACAGACGGCGGTCGTCGAAGCGAAGGGCCGGGCGACGGTGGAAGCGCTTGGGCGGTTGTTCGACAATCCATCCTATCAGCGGATCGCAGCGACCGATGCGGGTCGCGCGCAGCAGGCCCGAGCCGCCAAGGGACAGATCGGTCGGACCCGTACGCTGATCGCGCAGCGGGCGGCGGGACTGGTGGCACGCGGCCAGCCAATCACGCTCGATGCGCTCATGCCGAATAGGTGATGCATGCCGGGTTCCAAGAGTCGCGGACACTTTCGGAAGACGCCGAAGAACGTGGTCGTGATCCCGCCAACCAAAGCGAAAGGGAGGACGCACATGGAGAAGGAGAAGCACATCGATATGCCGCCGCCGGCGCCGACGCCGGGCGCCGAGGAGCCGCCCGCCGAGGGCACGCCGCGCGAATCGCCTCTCGGACCGGGCGAGCATCAGGACGAGCCTCCGGCCACCGACGCACCCAAGGAATGACGCGGCACCCCATCACGCAGAGCGCGGGGGTGCGGGCGGGCGCCCCCGGTAGTTAGGAGCAGGAACCATGGGTGCGATCAATCGGCAGTATTACTTTGACTCGGTGCGCGGGTCCCTGTTCTCGGGGCACATGAATCAAGACCAAGTGGACGGGCAGAACGCGCTGCTCGACTACGCGGAGCAGTTGCAGTGGGACGATCGGTGGACGGCCTATCTGCTCGCGACGACGTACCATGAGACGGCACTGACCATGCAGCCGATCCCGGAGTACGGCTGCGGGAAGGGGAAGCCGTACGGACAGCCGGACGGTCCCTACAACCAGTGCTACTATGGTAGAGGGTTTATCCAGTTGACGTGGTATGACAACTACAAGAAGCAGGATGAGAAGCTGAAGCTGAACGGGCAACTCGTCAAGGACGCGGATCAGGCGCTCGATCTGCAGATCGCAACCGAGGTGATCTTCGGCGGCATGGAAGACGGGGATTTCACGGGCGTCGGCTTGCCGAAATACATCAACGACGCGCAGACCGATTTCTACAACGCGCGGAAGATCGTGAACGGCTTAGATCAAGCCAGCACGATCCAGGGGTACGCCGTCAAGTTCCTGAACGCGATCACGCACGGCGCGGGCTAGCTCACTCGCAGAGATGCTTCATGCGAGCCGACCGGTGGGACGCAGCGTCGTTCCCCCTCTCGCGGTCCCCACTCCCTGCGCCACGCCCACCGGTCGGATCGATCGGGTCGCGGTCAAGGCGGTGGAACTCGGATGCGCGAGAGTCCCGGGAAGAACACCGCGAGCAGCCAGAGCACGACCGCGATCACCACGACGACGTTCAGAATCTGCTTGATGTTCTCTTGCATCGGGATCATCGAATTGACGAGCCAGAGCAGGACGCCGATCACGATCAGTACGACGACGATCTGGATTAACTCGATGGTACACCCCCTTATGCGGCGAGCGTCTTCATCTCTTTCTGAAGGTCGTAAAGCTCGCGGAGCGCCACGAACGCGCGCCACGCGGGCCGCAGCGCCTCGGACGGCCACCAGTGGTGTGAGAAGCCGCCCGTCGTCTTGTCAAACCGGCAGCAGTGAATCCCGCCCGTGATGTGCTCGTCACGGTTTGCGTTCCAGAGATGCTCGTAGGCAGCGAGTTGGATCAGATACTCGGCGTAGATGCCTTTGGAGGATTTCCAGTCGAGCAAGGCCACGTGTCCCTTGATCCGCCCGACCGCATCCGGGGTGCCGCCGAAGCGCCACTCGGGCGACACCAGATGCATCTCCGTCTCGACGAGTTCGATGCGGGACTGGTCGAACCATTCGCGGAAGGCATCGAAGGACAGGCGGGCGAGGCGCAGCATCTCCGGGTCCGCGTCGGCCGGGATCACGACCGTCGTGTCGTTGATGCGGGCTTCGACCATCGCGTGCGCCAAGGTGCCGGCGTCGGCGGCTTGCTGCCGGGACTCGCGGTAGTTCCGCCCGGCGAGTCCTTCTTGGTTTGCCCACCACATCAAGGCTTCGCGGTTCCAGCCGAGGGATGTCGAGATGATGGTGGTGACGCCCGGGACGCGGCTGCCATCGGCGAGCTTGTAGGGGATGGTGGGCATCAGGGTGCCCCCAGCCCTTCGATCCAGGTGCAGATGTCTTCGTACGTCCGGCCCTTCCAAGGGATGTCGGAGAGGTGTTCAATGCCGTACTGCTGGGCGAGGTGGCGCTTCACGCACTCGCGGAGTTCGTCGAACTGCCACTCGTAGTCTCGCGCCTTCGTCTGCATGATCGCATGCAGGCGCTTGAACTTCCCCTCCGAGATGCAGTCCTCCGGGCGCGGACGGTTTGGGTCGCGCGCGGGGCGAGGCGGTGCGGCTCGGCGGGCTGGCGGTGCCGGTCGCGTGGGCGCTGCCTCGGGCGGTGGCTCGTCCGGCCACGGCGCGTCATCCGGTGGCGAATCGTCTGCGGGTGGCGATGCGGGCGCAGCGGCGCGGCGTCCGTTTGCCGCCGGGGTAGCGGTTCGGGTATCGTCCGCCTCGGGATCGTCCCCGGTGGGTAGACACAGCGATTTCAATGCGGCGTATTTGGTCGCCGCCGTGATCGCCTTCATGATGCCCTTGTCCCCGCCGTCTTGTCCCGCACCCGACATCCGGAAGGTGAGCACGCCGCCGTGCTCGCCGTCGATGAAGGTGAACAGCATCGTCACCGTGGTGACGACCTCTTTCAGGTTTTTGCGCGTCAGCACCTCCCGCTCCCGCACGTCCTCGATCGAGGGAATGAGCACAACGCCTTCGGCGACGAGCGCCTTCCGGACGGCATCGGCGACGTCTGCTTCGGTCGCATAGTCGTAGTTGAAGAAATCGTTGTGTCCGCGTTTGGGGATGTGGCTGATTGCTCCCATCACCCGTGTGAGCTTGGCGGCGAGCTTCGCGAGGGTAGCGCCGGGGCTAGCAACGGGCCGTCCGGACAGCGGGTCCATCCCGGGACCACCCGGTTGCGCGCCCATCGTGGTCATCGCGTCACCCCCAGCGACGCGATGTACTCATCGAGCAGTGCGGCATCGTAGACGAACTTCCGTCCCATCCGTTTCGCGAACGGCAGCCGCCCGTGCTGCTGTTCCCGTTCCACCCACGACAGCGGCACGCCGAGCCGGTGCGCCACGTCGGCGCGCGAGATCAGGACGCGGCCCGCCGGTTGGCCGCGTGCTTCGATCGCCGCTTGGAGTTCGGTCATCCCGCGTCGGATCGTCGCCAGTGCATCATCGATCCGCGCGTCTCCGTTGCCATTGGTCGCCCTACGCATGTGGCAGGGACTAGTCCCGGAGGGTGGTAGCGGTCAACCCCAGGTGGTGCCCGGGGACTTGCTACCCCCATGACATCCCGGGTAGGGTTGACAGGGTGAGACACACTAACGTAGAGGACGGGACCATGCAGGCGTCTCGTCGGGTGGAGAATCCCATGCCGAAGAAGCCGACGAAGGGACGCAAGGCACGCAAGCCGCCGGAGTTTACCGTGCCGGTGAAACTCTGGCTGACACCGGAGATGTACGCGTGGCTTGCCGAGGTTGCCAAGGAGCAGGAACGGAGTATTCCGCAAGTGATTCGCCGCGCTGTCCGGGAAGCGCAGCAGAAGAAACTGGTCTGAGGGAACCATTCATTCGGGGGAACCAGGGCGTCGAGGGGCCGATGCCCACCAGTTTTTAGGAGGAGGATGTGCACGATGCATGACGAGAGTGGACAGGGGGGGGGGGGGGGGGGGGGGCTAGTTGGTGCCCCGGACTTTCCGGCGACTCTCGCGAAAGGGGCCGCGCGGGCATTCATTCGCTTTTTGGGAGAAGCCCCACCAGGCCCACGC